GGGCCGGTATCGACCCAGGCACCCTTCGGCAGGTGCTGCTCGCGGCCGAAGTAGCCCAACTCGTCGAACTTGATCTTGCCCTTGAATGCGCCCGGACCTATCGAGCCCGGGCCGAAAGACCAGAAGATGCGGCCGGCGCGCTTAACGTTGCGCCGACTGCGCTTGCTCTTGGTTGGCGTGCTGTCGAAGCCGGCACGCTTGATGCCGATCTGGCTAAGGATCTGGACTATCTGCCCTCTCGACATGTTGCCGTAGGCGTCGAGTCGAGCGCCTCCACCAGGTACAAGGAACTCGCCCTGAGCAAGGAATCCTCGCGACAACAGAAGGCGCTCTGCCGCTTTCAGCGATCGGCCACCACCTGCAAACTGATGTCCAAGGTAGTGCGTGGCCGGATCAGATCCGGCGCTGCGGTCTTTCAGGAAAACCGCAGCAGACAGGTTCTGCTTGGTGGCCGGGCTGACGAACAGCGACTTGAGCACGAACGGCGTAGGACGATCGAACTGCCGGCGCATGTCGTCCACTACGTCTTTCTTCAACTGCTGCGCAGTGTGCGTCAGTGCTTTTGCCGCTGCGAACCTCGCCTGCTTACCCATCTCTCGGAGAGCGCGCTGCACCTCCGGGAAGTTGTGCTTGACGCTGATGGTGATCACTTGCCGCTCCGGATCTGCGCTTCGCGCTCGCGTTGCTTGGCGTTGATCGTCACCAGGTCGGCGCCGCCGATGGCGCGGCCCGTGGCCCTGGCGCCGAGCACCTGGCCGGCCTCCTCGGCGTAGAAGCCTTCGGCGCGCATGGCCGCATCGACCGAGGCGCGGCCGAAGACGGCCCGGATCTCATCGACCCAGGCGGCGCACTGCGGCATCTGCTCCCGCATCGAACCTTTAGGCTGTCCCATGTTGACCACCTCCAAAACATGGGACACGAACATGGGACATGAGATGTGCCGCTTGAAATAAGGCTTTGTCCCATGTCCCATCTAAACTCTTCATGAAAGGGTCTAGAATGAAATTCGCTCGCGCGCGTATACGTGCGCGCCCGCCCTCGCCCCCGCGCGCCCGCCCACGTATACGCGCGAGGATTTCAATGGGACACATGGGACAGATTCCGAAGACGCAGCGCTGGCGCGGCTCTCCGGCTGTCCCATGTTTGCCGGCAACATGGGACAAAACCCGGGACATGGGACAGGATCGGCGCGCATAGCAAGCCACGTGCCTAGAGCGGCAGCATCGCATCCTCGCGCTCCTCGTCGTCCTGCGCGGCCTCTTCGCGCGCTTTCGGTGCTTCGTAGATCCACGCCCGATGGCCGCCGCTGGCGTGCGGGCTGCGCACCCTGCGCCATCCCAGCTTGCGCATGCACAGCCCCACCCGGATGGCCATCTGCCGAGTGTTGTCGATGCGGTCCGATGGCACGTGCAGCGCCTCGCGCATGATCATCGCCGTGGTCAGCTCCTCGCGTGCGCCGGTCGCGGTCAGGCGCGGCCACACGTTGTTGAGGTTCAACCAGGCGGCGATCAGGTCTAGCCAGGGGTCGCCGATCTCGCGCGACTCCTGTTCCGGCATGAAGTACAGCAGCTCCTCCTGCCGGGTCGGGTGGTACTTGTGGCCGGCGGCCAGCAGGTGCGCGGCCTCGGCGAACAGTTGCTCGCGCCAGGCGCGCAGGCGTTCCAGATCCAGCGCCCCGACGGAAACCGGCCAAAAGCGGCGGTTGCCCGTGTTGTCCTTGAAGTACTCGTGCTGGTTGGTCGTCCCGGCCAGCACGCTCTGGCGCGCCTTGTCGACGAATCGCCGCGAGTACGGCTCGCGCACGCGATCGGTCTGCCCGGTAACAAAGCTCTTCACCGCCGTGGTCTCGGCGCGGTTGAAGGAGTCCATCTCGGCGATCTCGTACAGCCAGGCGCCCGAGAGGTTCAACATCGCGTCCTTGTCGCCCAGCTTGAAGGGCGTGTCGGCGAACCACGGCTGCGCCAGCGTGCGCAGCGCGCTGCTCTTGCCCTTGCCCTGGCGGCCCTCCAGGATCAGCATGTAGTGCATCGGGCAGCCCGGCATCAGCACCCGGTTGACCATGCCCATGATGAAGTAGCGCCCCGCCAGCCGCGCGTAGGGCGAGTCCGCCACCCCCAGGCACTCCACCAGCCAGAAGTCCAGCCGCGGCACCGCGTCCCAGCGCTGCGCGGCGATGAACTCGCGCACCGGGTGGAACTTCGCCCGATGCGCCGCCATCGCCACGCCGGCCACCAGGCTGCCCTCGGCCTTGATCACGATGTCCAGTTCGCGCGCCAGCCACAGGCCCAGCTCGTAGTCGTCCGCCGGCGTCCATTCGCCGGGCGGTGCGCCCCACGGCGTGGGCTTGCGCTTGACGATGCGGAAAGCGAATTCGTCGAACCCCAACACCCCGGCCCAGTCCGGATGATGGTGGAGCACCAGGAACACGTTCTCCCGACAATCCTCGATCCCGCCGCGCGGGCGCTTGATCAACTGCCCCCAGAACCCGGGGCGCGCCTTGCGCGGCTTGCCGGCGGGCTTCTCGGTCTTCTCGCCCTCCGCGCCAGCCGCATCGGGTGTAGGCAGCGGTTTCGCCGGTTTCGGCGGCCGCCAGCCGCCCTCCATGGCGCGCTTGAACACGGTGGCACCGGTGATGCCGCGCCCCGGGGAGAAGCTCTTCCAGTGCGCCTCCAGCGCCTTGCTGCCCGGGTACTTGCCGGAGCCCGCGCTCCAGGCGTCCCACACGTCGAAGGCGCCCTCGCCCAGCTCGGCGTGGATCGCCATGCCCACCTCGATCCACTCCTCGTAGCCGCATTCCGGCGACAGGTAGGCGAGCGCGCTGCGCATCTTTTGCGCCCCCGATACCTCCGGCGTGCCCGGCGCCGCGGCGGTCTCCTGGCGCCGGCCCTTCGCCTGCGCCACCGTGGCCCGTAGCCGCCGCAGCGTCGCCGCGTCGATTGCCGCCACCTCGCCCGGCGTGCCCGGGTAAGCCGCGCCGGTGAAGGTGAAGTACTGCCGGCCGCAGAACACCTCCAGGCCGATGTCGTTGCTCTTGAAGGTCTCCGACTCGCCGGCCACGATGATGTGGACCCCTCGGCGCGAGGGCGAGTACTCGGTGTAGGAGGCGCAGGCCGCGATGATGGCTTGCGCGCGCGCGGCAATCTCGCCCGTATCGGCGTCGATCGCCCCGTCGATGTCGATGCCGATCAGCCCATCGCCGGGCAGGAAGGCGAAGCCGATGCCGCTGGCCTCGCGCGCCGCGACCGCCGCGATCGCTGCCTCGAAGTCCACCAGGCGGGCACGGTCAGCCTCCGAGCCCTGCTGCCCGGTGCGCCGCTTGCCGTCGGCGTAATAGGGCACCTTCCGCGGCTTCTTCTCGCCGGTATGCGCTTCCAGCCGCCAGATCAGCCATTGGCGAGCCGTGCGCAGGCGCGCGGGCACCGCGGCGAACTGCTGCGGATCGATCACCGTGCCCCTTTCCAGCGCCCCGCCGCGTCCCAGTAGCGGCGCTCCGCCCTGGCATAGGCCAGCCGCCACAGCCAGCGGTGCAGCCGACCTATCACGCCGCCAGCCCCAGGTGGCGCTCGATCGCCGCGACCGCCTGCGCAGAGCGGCCCTTGATCAGCCCCTCGGCGCGGCGCCAGTGGCGGCTGCGGTCGTAGGCCGTGCGCGCCGCGCACATCAGGATCAACGCCTCGCGGATCTCCTGCTCGCGGGCGCGGTCCGCCTCGCTCAGCGTTTCCAGGTGCGCGAAGCCGCGCTCGGTGGCGTGGCTCATCGCCGGCCCTTTCCCGCCAACGGCAGACGGTAGGCATACGAGCCCGGCTCGCCCATGCGCAGCAGGTAGCCGTCGCGGTGCAGCTCGCAGACCTCGGCGCGGATGGTGCGCGCGCGTTCGGCGCTGGCCCCGACCCGCTCGCGGATCGTAGGCATGTGCAGCCACTTGCCGCCGGCCTGCTCGAATACGCCGATCACCTGGGCGCGGATCGAGGGCGGGCGGGCCGGCTTCGGCCCCAGGCGCTTGCGCTCGGTCTCGCGCTTCGGCGGCGGAGGTGGCGTCGCGATGGCCGCCGCGTGATAGTCGGCGAGCTGGCGGGCCAGCCCTGGAAGCTCTGGGATCACGATCCGGCCGGCTCCTCGATCACCTGGTCCACCGTCTGACGCTTGCCCAGGTAGTGCATCGCCTCGGGCGCTATGGTTTTCGGTTCGTCCGGATGTCCGGGCCAGGAGCGCCAGCGCCGCAGCAGGTTGGTTTTCTCGTAGATCATCGTTCCAGCCGCAGCAGCCTGGTCCTCCAGCGCATCCACCCACGCACGCGGCGGCCGCCATTCCGGCGTCTGCGTGCTGCGCGATGCGCCACCGATAACAAGCCACTGAAACAAATCCATGTGCTCGAAGCGCAGCGGCTCGATCAGCGGTTCGCACGAAAGCCATTTGACTTTGGCGCGGACCTTGGCGAAAGCAGCCTCGGCATTGCGTACCCGGGCCTGACAATCGACCGAGGTGCCGACCCAGGCGTTATCTGGGAAATCGAACTCCGACATGCGCCGCGGGAACTTGGTCAGGAACAGGAAATTCCACTGCGGCGCATCGGCCACCGTCTGTAACACGGCATCGATCCATTCGCGTGGCACCCAGCGGCCGAACAGGTCGGCCATGCTGCAAGTGAAAATGTTGCGCAGACTCAAGTCTTGCTCTGCGGCGGCCGGCGGATGCGCGATGACGGGCTGGCGTAGCCGCTTCGGGTGCAGGGTCGGCGCGAACTTCTGTGGGTAGAAGCGCTCCGCGATGTCTCGCGCATAGCAGTACGGGCAGTCGTGCTTGCAGCCGGTGACCGGGTTCCACGACCACTTGGCCCATTCGATGTTGCCGACGGAATCCTCGTTATCGGACTCCTGGCGGTTCATCTGGCCCTCGGGCTTGGCCTTGAACACGATGCCGCGCTGCTTGGCGTCCAGCGCTGCCCAGGACTCCAGGCCGTAGGAGTCTGCGACGACGAACGCTTCGGTCGCGCGCTTATTCTCCCGCGGCCGGTGCTTGCCATCCTTGCCGAGAAGGGAGTCCAACTTCTCAATTTGAGAAGTTGATTCCATTCGCTCCCGACTTACGCGCACCGTTTGGTCATGGCACCCGATCTCCGCGGCGATCCACGAGTCGGCACGCTCCACCCATACCGGGTTGCGCAGGGCGCGCTCGATGGTGGCCTGCAGGTCGGCGCGGGTGCGGCGCAGGCCGTGCGTGCGGTTGGCCGACAGCGTGTAGGCGAAGGCGTCATCCCAGGTGCCGGTGCGCACGGTGGCGCGCAGCGCGCCGTAGCCGACCTGGCGGGCCGCAGCGACGCGATGAAACCCGTCGGCCAGTAACAGGTTCTCGCCGGTATCGAACACATGCAGCGGCGGGAAAACGTCGCCGGCCTGCATCGCCGCCGCGTACTCGGCGACGGTGTTCTGGTCAAGCGCCTGGCGCGGCTGCAGCGCCGGATCGAGCGCCAGCGAATCCAGCGACAGCAGGTCGTGGGCGGCGTTCAATCGAGCAGCCTTTGCACGTGGTGTTTGCTGTGGCAGGCGTGGCACAGCAGCCGGATATTCGCCGGCGTGTCGAAGGCGCCCCAGGCAGGGTAGTCGATGTGATGTGGCTCGCTAGCCGGCGCCTCGCCGCACTCTTCGCACGCCTCGCCAACCAACGCTCGCCTGGCCGCTACGCAGGCCCGGAATACCGGATGCGCGAGGTAAGCGCGATAGCTTGCGTAATCGCTAGAAGCCAAGATGTGTTTGACCCGAAGCATTGCGGATTTCCGTTTTCGTCATAAGCAGCGTCTGGCGCAGATCGCGCCCCGCCACGCTGTCAAGGTGCTCGAACCCGATGGCGCGGAAGTCGCCGGTGCGCACATTGCGGCCGATCAACAGTGACCACTGTTGCGCTCCGATGGGCCTGCGAATCAGCCAATGCTGCTTGCCGGCAGCATCGAGCAGCGTATCCAGATCGTCGCGCGTAACGCCGGTCCCGGTTACTCGCTTGATACTGCTGCCGCTGTAGTTGATGACGATGTCGATGCCTGGCAGTGCCTGCGCAAAGCCACGCAGTAGCGCCGGATCAACGACCGAGTTGTTCGGGTCGAACAACACCACGCCATGAGCGTACTGCGGCCGCTCGCGCAGGCGCACCAGCTCGCGCGCTAGCGCCCAGAATCCATCGTTGCTCCCGTGGTGCAGCCACACATCCTTGCCAATCCTGCCGCGCAGTTGGGGCCGGGCGGACAAGACTGACAGGCTTTGCCCGTCGATATCCACCGCGTGTAGCAGGGGACTCACTCCCTGGCGGCACGCCTCCTCGTACATCGCTATCGGCGAACCGAGACAATTGGCCTTGTCGTTGTAACCGCTTCCGCAGTACAGATCGAACAGCCAGAACGGGAAGCGTCGGCCGAACTTCGCGGCATGCATGCGAGCGCCGATGCTTACCGCAGCCGCAACGATTCCGCGCACTTTCCACTGGGTCGCTTCGCTTTGCCCTTGGAAGCTGGAGGTGGCCTTCATGCTTTCGCGCCCCCGCCTGCCGTGCCGCCTCCCTCGCGGCGGCGCACGCGCAGGATTACCGTTGAGCGATGGATCTGCCCCAGCGCCCACTCGTGCAGTGCGGCGCGCGCGATGGCGGCGCGATCGTCGCCGGTCACGTGCGCGAGCGCGTCGAGCACGTCGCCGGTCTCCTCGGTGATCTTCAGCCTGAAATCGCGCAGGTCGCCCGCGGCCGTCTCGGCGTCGTCCAACATCGAAGCGCTCAAAGAAAAATCCCCGCCGGCACAGGCCAGGCGGGGCAAGCTTCCACGTCGGGGGCGACGATGGAGGAGGAATTCGATACAAGGCCACGCATCACGCGGCCTCCTGTTCGTCGTGGGCGGCGTGGATAGTGACGTCCGCCGCCTCGTAGTATTCGGTCAGGGCCTGAATCGTCGATACACGCGGGTCTTTCGTCTCGCCCGTAGCGATCTTGCATAGCGTGTGGAAAGGCAGGCCGGTCTTTTCAGAGATCACGCGAATATCAGAGCGCGAGCACCGGCGAAGCCTTTCGATGGATTCGAGCAGAGTCATGGACGCAGACATTACCGCATCCGGTAAGTTTTTGCAACCGCACCCGGTAAGCGATTCGCGCTACCGTCTTTCGATGGTCCGGCGCGACGTGAAAGAGATAGTTTGGGAGAACGTGCAGGCGTTGATGCGCGCTCGCTACGGCAAGATCAACCAGAAGCGATTCATCGAAGATTCGGGCGTCGGCAATGGCACGGTGACGCGCATCAAGAATCGCCGCACCTCGGTCGGCATCGACAAGGTGCAGCAGATCGCCGAAGCCTATGGGCTCGAAGCCTGGCACCTCCTCATGCCAGACCTCGACCCGAACAACCCGCCGCTATCGCTCACGCCCGCAGAGCGCGACCTCTACAAGCGCCTGGCGCACGCGGCACAGGAAATCGCCAAGTACGACCCGTAGCCGCTCAGAGGCCGGGGATGCCGCTGCTCGCGCCCATAGCGATGAACAGCCAGGCGAACACCACGGCCACAAATACGGCCGCCACGAACACCAGCGCCCCCGCCCAGGCGGCGCCGCGCCCCAGCTCTTTGGGTGCAGTGGTTCCGATCATCCAAATTTCGATGCCTTTGAAGCATAGGTACGCGCACATCAGCAGCCCGATCGCCTGCAACATTTCGACCTCCATCTAGTGATTTTCAGACGGTAGCACCTCGCGGCGCCGCCTCCGTTGCGCCGCATCAAACGCGGCACGCCACGATATTACCGTATCCGGTTGCTTTTTTTTACCGGATGCGGTAATGTTTAGTCATCCTTTGCCGTAACAGTCTCAACAGGGAGGATGCAATGGACACGACCGACACCACCCGCAGCACCACCACCACCGAATTGAAGCTCAGCCGCGGCGAGCTCGTGGGGCTGCTGTGCGCGTTGAACGAGGCCACCACCACCGCGCTGGAAGCCGAGCGGCTGGCCGGCGACGATGAGCTGGCGGGCCGCTCGGCGCGGGCCAACAGCGCGGTGTTCATGCGGCTGGCGAGCCGCGTGCGCCGCGCCGAGCAGGCGCTGGCCCTGCGCGCCGCAGATTACCCGCCCGGCAAGGTGCGCCCGCCGAGGGCCTGGCCGGCGGCGCCGAAGGCGTGCGCGGCATGAGCGCCGATCTCGGCATCCGCGCGGCCGTGCGCACGGCGGTGGAGCAGGACTCCGAGCGCTGGACGACGCATCTCGCCGGCTACTGGGAGACGAGCAGCGAGCGCTGGCGGCAAAGCCCGCACTGCGCCTGCCTGCGCAATCAGCCGGTCAGCGGCGACGATCGAGACGGTTGGTCGATGCGCGCCTGGACCGAGCGGCCTGCGCTGCGCACCCTGGGATTCGCGGCGTGATCCGCCTGCAGGACATGCGCCGCCCGCCCTCGGGCCCGCCGCGGCGCACGATCACCGACACCTGGCTGTGCCGGCGCTGCGGTCGCAGCCTGAGCCTGCGCCACCCGTACCGCTGGATCGGCCAGGGCAAGGCGCGCCGCCGGGTGTGCCTGGAATGCCTGGGCACGCGGGGCGAGGCATGAAGACGCCCGTGCTGCGCTGCCCGTACTGCTGCGGCGCCGATCTCGCCATCGAGGAGATCGACACGCGGACCTGGGCGATCTGCTGCAACGGCTGCCGCACGGTCGGGCCGCATCACACCGGGCAGGACCAGTACGAGGCCATCACCGCCTGGAATCAGAGACCGCCGGAGGCAATCGTGCCGATCCGGCTCGACGTGGGGGCATCATGACAAACGTATCGCTCACCCGCTACGCGCTGAACCGGCGCGCGGTGCGGATCTGGCCGCGGCATGCGCTGGCGGACGAAGCCCAGCGCAAGGCGCTGATGCGCCGCTGGCTCGCCGCCGTGCGGCTGCTCGGCGAGAAATGGCTGGCGCACCCGGCCCGCCAGGTGCAGCGCAAGGCCGATGCGGCAGTGCTGGCCGTGGCGACGCTCTCGGCCCTGCCGTGGGAGCGCTGGCTGTGAGCGAGACCGCGTTGATCCTGATCGTGCTAGTGGCCTTCCTGGCCGGCGGGCTGGCCGGGGTGGTGCTGCTGGCGGAGGTGCTCCAGTCCGGCCGATGCTCGGACGCGGAGGACCGCGAGATCGTGCGCCGGATGATCGAGGAGGGCCGGGCGTGAGCCTGTCGCAGCGCATCCTCGCCTTCCTGCGCGAGAACCCGGAGAGCACCGCCGCCGAAATCGCCAAGGCGATCGACGACATCCAGGACGGCGATCATGCCGCGCGGCTGATTCACGGCTTGTACCGCGCGGGCAAGGTGCTGCGCGGCGAGGCGCGGCCGTACCGCTACGTGTGCGCGGACGCCCCCGGCCTGACCGATGTTCCCCGCGCTGAAATAGCGCCCGCCCAGCCGGAGGTGGCGGCCAACAACACCGGCCGCGCGCGACCGGAACTCGACGCTGCACAGTCCTCCGCCGGGGCGCGCGCCGCTGCGAAGCACGCACCGGAGGGCCACCCCTCCGGCGCAGCGTTCGACTTGAGTGAGGCGATGGCGCGCACGCTGCCGCCGGGCGAGGCGATCGACATCAGCCTGGACCATCGCGGCACGCTGGTGATCGCCACGTGCGAAGGCGCGCTGGAACTGAGCGCCGAGCAGACGCTGGCACTGGGCGATTTTCTGCAGGCCACGCAGGGAGTCTGGCGGCCGTGAACGCCCCCACGCCGCTCCTCGATCGCCCGGCGCGCAGCTACTGGACCACGCGCGAGGACGCGATCCTGCGCGAGGCCTTCGAAGCCGCCGACCTGGGCAATGCCCCGTGGCACTACTGGAACGAGCGCTGCGCGCGCACCGTGTGCAAGCTGGCCCCAGGCGCCACGCTCAAGCGCGCCGGCACCAAGCACCACGCGCTGGACGACTGCGAGCACCCGGCGCGCTGCGTGCAGGCGGCGCTGCTGGCGTTGCGGGGATCGGAGGCGGCATGAGTACATGGAACGCGCGATGAGTTGGGAAGCATGGGGAGACCCGGAAGACCCGCCGGAATTGCCTGACGGCTGGCTGTGCAAAGAAGAGGCCGAAGACCTACAGCGAAACGTCGGCGATCTGGCGATGCTCGTTGCGAAACTCGCCCGGGCTCTGCGGAAAGCCGCACCAGAGCACGAACTGCCGACGAGGGCGATGGGCTACTTGCAGCGCGAGGGGCTTTGCGGGTCGCCATTGCGAGAGACGCCGAACGCAGAAGTCAGCGGCGCCGGCATGGCGTCCGCTGGACTGCCGGATTAGGCGCGGAGGTTGAGATGCGATTCACGGCACGAGCAAGGCTAGAGACATGGGCGCACGCCTCCCACGTGCAAAGTGATGAGGTGACGTATGGACTGCGAATGGAACCTGCTGCACTGGTTACTGGCGATAGCGGCGGTGCCGATGGTGATGGCGCTTGGCGTGCTGAGTTGGATGTTGTGGAACATGCTGCGCGGGATAGGAGGCTGGAAGTGAGCACATGGAACGACGAGAACCGCTGGTATGTGCGGCTGATGAAGCTGGCGCACGACCTTGCGATGGAAGGCCGTGGCGAGGAAGCGCAAGACTTGCGGGTGGCCGCGACGCACGCGCGAAACTACCGATGGCTGCGTGACCACAGCAGCCCTGAGCGGTGTGTGTACTACCTGTGCAGCGACCAGACGCAGGCCAGGTTCAACGACCCGAGCGCAGTGGACCGTCACATTGCCACAGACATGGCGAATGCCGAAGCCCGCGAGCGGGCACGTAGCGCCTAACGCAAAAGTGAGCGAGCGCCCGCGACTGAACGCCAACAAAACGAACAATGCGAAGTGCGCTCCGATCGCGCTGGATGCGCTGATTGGCATGGAGCTTAACGCGAACTGATCGACTTACGCAAACTGGATAAGTATTGGCTGTTCGAGATCGCTTTCGGGAGGCAGGCATGAGGCTGATCGGGCTGACGGGGCGCGCCGGCGCGGGCAAGAGCACGGTGGCCACGCACCTGGTGCGCGCCCACGGCTTCTATGAGGTGGCGCTGGCCGAGCCGCTGCGCGCGGCGCTGATGATCCTATTCGGGCTGACGGAGGACGAGCTGCTCGACCGCGCACGCAAGGAAGCGGTGATCCCGTGGATCGGGGCGAGCCCGCGCCGGCTGATGCAGACGCTGGGCACCGAGTGGGGCCGGGCGGTGTGCGGCGAGGACATCTGGCTGCGCGTGGCGGCCAACGAGATCGCCGTACATCGCGCGCTGACGTCGCAGGACCCGGAAGGCGGCACGTCGCAGGTGGTGGTGAGCGACATCCGCTTCGCCAACGAGGCGGCCTGGCTGCGCGCGCAGGGCGGCGTGCTGTGGCACATCAGGCGCCCCCAGCCGCTGGCGGCCTACGGGAGCGAGGCGGCTCACGTCTCGGAGCGGGGGCTGCCGGTCGAAGACGGCGATGTGGTGATCAACAACGTCGGCACCGTGCCCGAGCTGATCGAGCAGGTGGACCGGGTGCTCTACGGCGCCGAGGCCGCGCAGTGATGACCGACTGGCAGCCGATTGAAAGCGCGCCGAAGGACGGCACGTACATGCTGCTGTACATGGGTAGCGAACAGCACTCGTTATGCAAGATCCTGGTCGGTTGCTGGGATGATGACCCGCGCTGCCGGTGCTGGATCGCTGGCGGCTACATGCGCCGGAACTGGCCGCCGACTCACTGGGCGCCTCTGCCCGCCCCGCCCGAGCCGGCCACCTGACCCATGTTCCTCACCCGCGACGAAATCGCCGAGCTGACCCACCGCGTCACCCCGCGCGCCCAGTGCCGGGCGCTGGAAGCCATGCGCATCCCCTACGCCGCGCGGCCCGACGGCACCCCGGCGGTGCTGCGCTCGGTGGCGCTTGCGCGCCTGGGCGAAGGGCGGCAGACTGCCCCGCCGGAACCGCGCCTGCGCCTGGCATGAACCGTCCCCGCAAACACGACCGCCACCTGCCGGCCTGCATGTACCTGCGGCACGGCCGCTACTGGTTGGTCAAGCGCGGCCGCTGGACCTCGCTGGGCACCGACTACGCCGAGGCCCTGGCCGAGTACGCGCGGCGCACCCGGCCCGCCGAGCCCGAAGCGGGCATGCCGGGGCTGATCGAGGCCACCCTGGCGCGCCTAGCGGCCCGGGTCAAGCCCAGCACCCTGGCGCAGTACAAGATGGTCGCCAAGCGCCTGAAAAGCGCCTTCGCGGAGTTTTCGCCCGAGCAGGTGAAACCGAAGCACGTGGCGCAGTTGATGGACCACCACGCCGACACGCCGAACCTGGCCAACCAGATGCGCGCGCTGCTCAAGGACGTCTTCGCCCTGGCCCTGCGCCGCGGCCTGGCGGAGAGCAACCCGGTGCTCGGCATCGAGCGCTACGCCGAGGCCAAGCGCGGGCGCTACCTCACCGATTCGGAATACGCCGCCATCGCCGCCCAGGCCGGCGCGCAGACGCGGGTGATCATGGATCTGTGCTATCTGACCGCCCAGCGCATCGGCGACGTGCTGGCGATCCGCTACGCCGACATCGGCGAGGAAGGCATCGCCTTCCGCCAGGCCAAGACCGGCAAGCGGCTGATCGTCACCTGGACGCCGGAACTGGCCGGCGCGGTCGAGCAGGCGCGCGCGCTGCACCGGTGCGTCAAGGGCCTGACGCTGCTGCACGCCCACACCGGCGCGCCGCTCACCTACAAGACCGTAGCCCGGCACTTCCGCGAGGCAGTGCGCGCGGCCGGCATCCAGGACGCGCGCCTACACGACCTGCGCGCCAAGAGTCTGACCGACGCCAAGGCCCAGGGGCTCAACCCGCAGTTGCTGGCCGGCCACGCCTCGGCGGCGATGACCGAGCGCTACATCCGCCGGCGCGAGATCGACCGGGTGAGCGGACCGCGCCGCAAGCCTGGCGGTTGACCGCAGAGTATTGGACAGCCTCCCTGCGCATATTGGACAACCCCCACGCCGGCATTGGCTCTCCGGGCAGCGGACAAACTATCATGGGATCGGGCCATAAACGGGCCAAATGCCTGATGTGCAACAGGACGCGCTGACACTGTCCAATAAGCGGGCCATCTTTGAGCCGGCCGAAGACCCAGCATCGGCGCGGGGGTGGACCAGAGTATTGAACAGGCGCCGGCCTGCGCTGCGGCTGCCAGGCGTGGGACGGAGGGATACGCCCTGCGGGTTATCTCACCAGAAGGCAGATCACCGCCCCAGCAGTCAGCCCGAGTAGTCCCATCCCCGCCGCAAGCAGCCACCAGGTGCGCCAGTCGCGCTCGGTGGCATCCTCGATCCAATCGAGGTACTCATGGACGTCGCGGTCCTCTATGCCCTGCGAGCGCAGGGCCCGGTGAATTGCCTCCAGGGCTTCCGGGCGGGTCATCGGGCGAGCCAGAAGCCGACCACGAAGGCCGCCCAGATGAGCAGCACAGCCAGCCCAAGGAAGGGTGAGCCGAGGTCGTAGTCGGATTTACGCCGGCCGACCGCCGAGGCCAGCCAGAGCGCGCCGAGCGTACCGGCGAGCCAAAGCAGCCACTCGGGGATGATCACCGCGCCCCCTTCGCCGGTTTGAGCGCCGGCTCGGTGTAGTGCCGGCAGCCCTGGCCCCACACGGTATGCCCGCGCGGGCGCAGGCACAGGCCCTCGTGATGGACCTGGCCGTGGATGATGGTGGCGTAGCGCATGGAGTGGCGGCATCCGGTGCAGTGCGGCGGATGCGGCGCCCGGGCAACAGGTGTGCTCATGGCCGCGCCGCTGGCGGCTGGGCGCCGCAAGGAAAGGCCCGGACCGGGAGACGCGCCGGTCCGGGCGGAAGCGCCACCTGCCGGTGGCGGAGGTCAGCTCTTGGTGTCATGGTGTGCGCCGGCCGCGATTCTCGTCCAGCTCGTGGCGCACCATGGCGCGCAGCTCGGCGAGGTTCTCGCCGCAATTGCGCTGCAGGGTCTCGACGGCGGCCAGGCGGTTGGCATGGTCGATGTCGGTCTGGCGCAAGCTGGCGACTTCGCTGATGCGCTGGTCGATGCGCGAGTTCAGCAGCAGCTTGAGCTCGTCCGTGCTTTTCTCCAGCCCGGCGAAGCGCTTCTCCACCGCGATGTAGCCGCCCATCAGGCTGCCGGCCGCCGCGATGATGCCGGTCACCAGCATGGGTCCAAGTGCCACGGCCAGGCGCTGGCCGAGCGGCAGGGCCACCTCGCCGGTTCTACGAGCGGTCATCATGAGGCCGATCGCCCAGTGCGGGTCGGCGGCGGCATGTGCTGCAAGATCGCTCCATTTCATCTAGCCTGCCTTTCCGGGAGCCCTCTATCGCGGCGGGTGGCCCCGCTCTCTACAGCCTTCGCGCCAGCACGGCCACGGCGATCGCCAGGGTGGCGATGGCGTCCTGCGCGGCCGGCAGCGTGGTGATGTTGGCCTTTACCCACGTTTGGACCTGCGCCGGGGTCATGCTCATCAGAGACTGCAGCTTGGCGTAGGCTTTGGCCGCGGCGGCGTCCAGTTCGTCCTGGCTCGGCGGTGGCGGCGGGTCGGCGGGCTCGGGGGTGTTGCCGGCGGCGACCCAGGCGAGGAACCGTTGCCAATCCGCGTTGCGCGCATCCTCGGGGATCGTCGCCCCATCGGCCAGCCGGATCACGCCGGCCACGAGTCGCAGTTTGTAGATCATGACAGCCTCGCATTCGCGGTCCAATGGATACCCATCACGTTACCTATGGCGGTTCCGGCCGCGCCCGTGCATCCGACATCGAACCCATTGACAGACGCCCGGCCGACTGCACTTGCCGCACAATCAGCCGCGGCAGTTTCGTCCCTGACTTGGGCATTGGCCGCCGCGGGGTTGTAGATCGTGACGCTCGGCGTGGCGCGCTTACTGGTCCGGAAACGGATCTGCGGACTGCCGTTAATGTTTGCTCCCGTGTTGACTGCGCGGAATGTCGATTCCGCGGTATTGGTACCGACGTTTTGTGCCGGCGCCGTTCCGGGCACAAAGCTTTTCTCGAAAAATCGTTCGCAGGCGCGCTCCGTCTCTGTGATCGGCTCAAAGTCGAAATCGGTCACCGTATCGGCCGGACACAGCATCGGCTCCATGATTCGCACGGTATCGCCGGAAACCATCGACCCGCTTGGAATCCGCAGCTCGATCGTGACGCCGTTGGCCAGGTTGGTGTAGGCGCTGATGTCGACCGTATGGCTGACCTGCGTCCAGGCACCGTCCGGGCAGGACTGCAGCGTCTGCGTCAGCCGCACCGTGGGAGAGCCCCAGCTATCCGCCGTTGCCGGGGTATAGACCAGCAGGCTCGGCTGGAAACTCGCCCCGGATCCGTTGTACACCCACGCCTGGAAGGTCACCGTGCCGGCGATCTTCGGCACGTTGGCGGCCTCGATGCGCTGGCCGAGCTGGACGTTGGTCACGGATGTCGCGCCGACGATCTCGATCGAATAGCGGGCTTTATTGCCGGTCCTCACCGTGGTGGAGCGTGCCGAAGTAACCGCCGCGCCGGAGGCGGTGATGTACCAGCACTCGGCGCGCCACGCTTGCGTAGCCGAACTGATCGATGCAACGGACTCGTTCCACACCTCGAAGCTGCTATTTATCAGCACGTTGCGGCGAAGCGCCTTGACCGCGGACGATGCCGCGCTCTCGGCCATCGCCACGGCGCCCGAGAGGCAGGGCACAAAGCGGGTGCGGTGGCCGCCGTTGGCAAGCCCCGTGCTCGGGTCGGAGTCGTCGGTGTAGGTGGCGCCGTCGCCGCCGAGCGCCGAGGGGAAGGTGACCGATGCCATAGAGTGCTCCTAGATCAGTTCGCGCAGTTTCAGGGCCGCCGCGTGCGCGCCGAGGCGGGCCAGTTCGATCGGGTTGAGCTCCGCCTGCCGGCACAGCATGGAGCGCTGCTGGAAGTAGCTCAGGTCGTCCGGATCCCAAACGAACAGGATCTCGCCGGTCGTGCCGCGCAGGCGCTGCATGTCAAGCATCATCTGCATGGCCTCGGCATCGGTCAGCGCGTCGAATCGCAGCGAGACAATGCGGCGCACCGGGCGGGCGTCGAAGTACTCCGAGCCGCCGAGGGCCTGCTCGACGATGGAGTCGTCGGCGTAGGCGATGCCGGCGCCATAGACGAAGTTGTACGTCGGCTGCCACGCCTGGCCGAGGAACAGGCGCCCGGCCTCGACGTAGCCGTCGGCGTTGGTGGTGTCGGTGATCTCCAGCCGCCAGTAGCGCGCGGCGGTCTCGGCGGGCAGGATGTGGATCAGGGTCGGGTTGCCGGCGTCGAGCCCGGTGAAGGTGCTCACCGAGGCCCAGAAGGCGTCGTCTTCCCACGGGATGTCGGAGGTGGTGTAGGCGTTGCCCCAAGCGCTGACGGTGCCGGAGTCGTACAGCGGCGTGGTGAAGGTACCGGCGGTGTCGGAGCCGCGCAAGCGCATCAACGCGCCGACCGACAGATTGTGCCCGGCCAGGCAGAACACCTTGATGCCGGCCGCCGAGCCGAGGTCGACGTCGAACTGTGTGGAGGCGGCGGCATCATCGACCGCGCGCGCCTTGACGCCGAGCGTGCGGTCGAGCAGGTTGGCAAGCGGCATGGTCGACGACCACGAGCCGCCGGAGAGCGTGGCGAAGTCGGCGAAGTTGCGGTAGGCGATCAGGCAATTGCTCACGTCAGCCCCACAGGGTCAGGTCCGCGGCCTGGGCACGCGGGTCGTGCAGGATGCCGGTGATCAGCAGCGGTTTTTCGGTCAGCCCGAATCGGGTCAGATCGAAGCGCACCACGGCGCCAAGCTCCAGGCTCTCCAGCAGCGCAGGTGCGACATGCACCCGCGCCTCGTAGAGCGCGCGATCCACCTTGAGCAGCGCCAGGCGGCGGTCGGCCTCGATGGCCATGTAGGCTTCGGTGATCGAGGCCGTGTCGTACTCGATCGACCAGGCCAAAGGATGCTTGGTCTTCACCGTTGCGTCCAGTCCGCGGGAATTGCGCCACTCCTGCGTCTTGAACTGGCGATTGACCAGCGTCACCGAACCGGCCAGGTCGGCCGGGCGCTGCGGGGTCCAGTTGCGGTAATAGCGCACCTTCACGTCCCAGGCCGGCACGCCGGCACCGGCGTCCTGGCTCGATCGGCGGTGCAGGTCCAGGATCTCGTGCGCGCCGAAGGTATGGACCACGGCCCCGAGCGTCGGCGCGGCAAGCTGGGCCATGCGCAGGCTGCCCAGCCGGTCGAAGCCGTACCACGCCCCGACCGAGGTGGCCAGGTAGTCCATGAGCTGCAGGGCGGTCGATGCGTCGTCCAGGCCGAGCCAGACGCCCATGTCCGGGTAGGCGGTGGCCGCGTTGAGCGCGGTCACGTCGGCGGCGGATATGTCGGCCGTGGCGATGCCGGCGTCCTCGGCAATCTCCTGCATCAGCGAAGCGGCGCGCCCGGATGTGGCGCCGAACGCCGTGTCGTATTGCTGCGCGTCGCAGGTGATCTGCCCGGACGGCGTGCTGCCCAAGCGGAACATGCCTCCGGCCGCCCAGACGCGATACTGCCCGGCCGAGGGGGCGGTCGTTTCCATGTCGGACTGCGAGCTGTAGGTGCTGCCCGCCGTCAGCGCCACGCCCTGGTCATACACGGCGCCGATGCGGTAAAGGGCCTGATCGCTCGCCTGGTAGATGAGCCGCGAGGTATTGACGCACGGCGGCGAGATATTGACGCAGTTGCCGTAGGCGCGCGGCTTGAGCTTGCCCTTCAGGTCTTCCACGCCTTCCAGGCCCGCGGGCAGGCTGTTGTTGCCGAGGTACGCGGTGGACTGGATCGGCTTGTCCAGCTCGTGCAGGCGGTCGCGGATGCGCACTGTGAGGGTGTGCAGGCCGTCGGCCTGGATCTGGTCCATCGTGCCCTTGAGCACAAGCACGAAGTCGGCATAGGCGGCGCCCTCCTCGCCGGCCAGGATGCGGCATTCGCGGCCGTCGAAGGCGTAGTCCAGCCAGGCGTCCAGGCCGCCGTCGGCATTGACCAGCTCCACCAGCCCATAGCCCACCTGCTGTGCGCCGTAGATCCGGCCCGGGCTGGCGATGTCGCGGCGGAACAGGCCGGCGGTCTTCACCCGCGGTAGGTACTGCGTGTTGGCCGGCGTGTCGGTCGAACGGGTGGCGTAGTGCGCGGCCGTGGTGGCGCGCAGCGTGGTCGTGGTGCCGGCGGCATCGATGGCGGCGACCATTTCGACCAGGTAGATCATGGGAGGATCGAGGATCGCGGATCGAGGATCGAGGGGCGCATGTCAGGCAGCGGCGGCGAGCGCGTTGGTGCTCTCGATCGAGGCGAGCCGCGCATCGATGGACTGCAGTTGCGTGAGCAGCGCGCTAAGGCCGGCCTCGTTGGCCGCGTTGCCGGTGCGCGTCTCGGTCACCAGGTCGGCCATATCGGCCTGTTGCAGCGCGGCGTTCGTGGCTTCTTCCAGCCACTTCTGGACGCGGCCGTAGATGGCGGCGTATTCCGGGCTGCTGGCGTAGTAGCCGCGGGCCGACTGGAGGTACTCCTGCGCCGTCTGGCCGAGCGTGTTGAAGCTGCCCTGGTCGCCCATCAGCACGGCGCGCTTGAAGTTGTCGCTGAACTGCGCGCCCGTGGCGTAGAGCTGAGACTCGGGGCTGAGCGGCGCCAGGTTCGGGCTGCTGGCGATCGCCATGCGCTGGCTCACCAGGTTGCGGGCGATCCCCGCCCAGGCTTTCGTCGTCTCGCTGAACTGCGCCTGCGCGCGGGTGGCCTCCTCGAGCGCGCGGGCGAGCTGCTCGGCGCTGGCGGTGGCGGGGTCGATGGCGGCGAACACCTCGCGCGCCACGGCCGGCAGGTCGGAGGCACGCAGCGCCGTGACCAGCATGCGGTTGTATTCCTCGATCAGCCCGGCCTGTAGCGCCGCCTCGTCGCGGCCGACGTCGCGGCCGATCGTCTGGTAGAGCAGTTCCCCGGCGCCGCCGGCCAGCCCGGAATAGATCGAGGTGCTGGCCCTGCCGCGCGGGTCGGCTTCGTATTGCAGGTAAGGCGAGAAGCTGCCCGGCGTGCCGCCGAGCTGCTCGACCAGCGCGGCGTAGTCGGACTGCCACGAGCCGACCGCGTCGCCGCGGGTTTTCGGGCCGCCGCGCGGCTTCTTGAGCATGGAGTAGGCGATGGCCGCCACGGCCAAATAAGGCGCCACGGTCCCGATGGCGGCCCCCCAGCCGGTGGCGATGCCGGTGGTGGCGCCCATCGCTTCCAGTCCGGTGGCGACCGCCCCGCCGATGCCGGCGCCGCCGGTGATGCTGTTGATGGCTGAGCCGATGCCGAAAAGATCCCCCGCGCCCATGCCGCCGCCAGAGGCATTGGCACTGCCCATGCCCAAGGCGCCCAGCGCCAGGCCGGCGCCGGCCTGGGCGATCGGCTGGATGATCGGGCGCAGGACCAGCGTGGCGAACAGGTTTTTCAGGGTGTTGGCGAAGTTCTTGGCCGCGTCCGCGCCGCCCTCGAAACCGCGCAGCAGCGCATCGGTCAGGCTGTCGGTGATGCCCTGCGAGGTGCGTTCCCATTCGCGCTGGGCGTCTTCGGCGGCCTTGACCGTGGCGCGGTAGGACTCCTCGGCGCGGCGCTTGTCATCGGCCTCGCGGTACTCGCGCGCCGCCTCTTCGCCGCCGGTGCGGTAGTATTCGTCCAGCTCGCGCTGCTGCGCCATCTCTTCCAGGTGCTGAGCCTTCTTGTAATCGGCCAGCGTACGCTCGCGCTCGAACTTTTCCAGCCATAGGCGCTGTGCTTCTTCGCCCTCGGCATCCATCAGGTCGAGGCGCTCCTTGGCCATGCGGCGCTCTAACTGCTGCAGGTCGCTCAGCGCCGCCTTGCGACCGGATGCGCCGCCGGAACCCGGCGCGGTGAAGTTGACTTGCGGGCGGCCAGCCATATCAGAGGGCGGGCCAACGAAGTTCTGCTCGAAGGCGCGGGCGCGCGCGGTTTCGACGGCGGATTCCCAGTACTGGTAGTTCCACCTGTCCAGCGCGCTGGCGTTGGCCACCGAACCGGCGTCGAGGATCGGCTTGCGTGCGTTCTTAAATGCTTTCTCGATCTCTTCCAGTGGCCGCGCGACGCCTTCCGCGGCGCCGATCCCGCCCAGAAAACCGCCGCGCGAGAACCCGCGCATGACCGCCGTCAGTCCGGGCGCCAGATCTATCACCAGTGAGCGGCCGAGATTGGCCGCCTCGATCGAAAGCCTGTTCCATGCCTTGGCCATATCCTCGGCATCCTTGGCCTGCTTGGCCGTCAGGCTCCCGGTGCGGTCCAGGTTCTCGGCTACGTCATTGAGAAACGGCACCATCTCCTGGGCATACTGCTTGAAAATGGCTTGCGCGGCGTTTCCCTTGCCGGCGCCGTCGGCGAACTTGTTGAACGCCACTGCCACCGCTTCGACGCGCTTGTCCATGTCGAGCCGTAACAGCTGCTCGGCATTCAGATTGACCGCTTTCAGCGCCGCGCCGACGCCCTTGTTTTCGTCTGCATTGGGATTCAGCAGCGCCTTGTTCATGACCTGGATGGCCTTGCCGACCGATTCCAGGTTTCCGCCGCCGATTCGCGCGATGTCGTTCAGCTTGGACAAGCCCGAGACACTGGCGCCAGTGGCCTCGGCCATGTCGTCCAGAGCCGCCGCCGAGCGGATGGCATTGCCGGCAAAGGCCGTGATCGCGCCCGCCGACAGCCCCACCCCGAGTGCGGCCAGCGCGTTGCGCGCCGAGCCGAGCACGCCCTCGATGTCCCGGCTGCGCTGGCTCACGACCTGGTGCGCGCGGTTCATCGCCGCCTCGAGTCCCTGCGCCTCGCCGGTGATGATGATTTTCGCCTGGGTGTCGAAGGCCATCGTCAGTCCTTGGCGGCCAGCGCCGCCAGCGCCACGCGGTCCAGTTCCATCACGGTCTCGGCCTCCCAGGCGGAGAATTCGCAGCCCATGACGGCGCCGTAGTCGCGCAGCGCCCCGAACGTAAGCGGCGCCGGGCCGAAGCCGCTCGATCCGCGCGCGGCGTTGAGCGTGAGGAAGGCGCGCCACAGCCCCTCGACGCAGGTCGGCAGCTCTGGCAGGTCAAGCTCCGGCGGCAGGCGGCCGGTGCTGCGCCACAGGCCGGCCAGGTGCTCGCGCAGGGTGCTGCCATCGTCCTGCCTCCGTGCCAGTCGAAACTCAGCCTCCGCCCGGGCAGTTAGCCGCGCGCGGAGGTCCTGATAAAAAGCTCCAGGTCGTCCAGCCCGGCGCGCACCTGGGCGCGCAGCCACGCCAGCTCCGGGTCGCCGTACAGGCGTGCGGCCTCGTTGGCCGACCACGCGATCTCCACCCCATCGCGGGTGATGCCGCGCCAGCCCAATGTGCAGGCGGCCAGGTAGTCGATCTCGTCGGCTTCTTCCTCGGCCGGGTCGGCGAAGGAGAGCTTGCCGGCCTTCTGGAATTTCGCCCGCAGCCGCCGCTGGCGTTCCCACAGCAGGCCCTTGCGCTTCGGGTGCTCCGGCCCGGCCACGGTGATGGCGGCGCCGAGCGGGGCGCGGGTGGACGGGTGCAGCAGCTCGATCTCGGCGCTCTGCGCCTCGCGGATATCGTTCAGGTCGAGCATGGTCAGGCCGCCGAGTCCTGAACGTACAGCGTAGTGGCCTCCGTGGCGATGCCGGCCCCGCCCGCCGAGTTGTACACCGCCTGGAACGGGAAGGTGGCCACCAGGCCGCGCTCGCCGTCGCCCTTGCTGGCGCCGCCGACCTTGATGCGCGGCAGGGCCAGGCTGATGAACTCGGCGTTGTTGTCGTTGGAGGCCGTCAGGGCCACGATCAGGCTGATCGCGGTCTCATTGACGAAGTAGTCGCGCAGGGTGGCGTTTTCGAAGTACGCCGTTAATTGCCCGGTGACATTCACCCGACCCGGGAAGATGCCCGGAACGGTGTTGGCCCCGACCACGGGATCCGCGCTCATGCCGCCGTCGATTTGCAGCGAGATGCCGGTGCAGGTGGCGATCGCCGTGCCGCCCACCAGCAGCACGCCATTGACCGCGGCGATGCATCCGGCGGTGGTGAGTGCAGTCAGCGTGCCGGTGGCGAAGTACTCCGCGGTGGCGGTGACGATGTCCTTGCCCATCAGCGCCATATCGACGGTGGCCATGCCGGTCGGCGGCAGGCTGATGCCGAGCGAGCCGACCTTGCAGCCGGTGAACAGCTCGCTTTGCGCGATGTCGGAAAACCAGTGCTCGACCGAAAACGACTTGTCTGTGTGTCCCGTGGTCGGCGTGTAGGTGCACTTGCCGACGATGGTAGCGGTGGCGGTGCCAATGGGTCCTTCGTTGGTGATCGTGCTACCGTTGAGCGTGCGCACCGTGAGCACCGTCGCGGTCACCGCCGTGACGAGCATGTTGTTGTTGAGGTTGCCGGCAACGAAGCCGCCGGCGGTCAGCCGGATGACGTGGCCGACCTTGATGCCACCGGTGAGGAAGTCGCCGGAGCCGCGGGTGATGGTCTGATTCGGCGCCGTGCCGGCGATGGTCAGCGACAACCCCGTCAAGGCCGAGACGGCGGCGAAGTCGCGGCGCAGCGCCGCGGCCATGAAGTCGGCATAGGTGCCGGGGCTCAGCTCGCCGCGGATGTTGCCGGAGACGCGGCGCACGCCGTGGCGGAAATCGGCCACCTGGTAGTCGGAGCGAATCTCGGCCGAGGCGTAGGAGTCCTTGCCCAGGTCGAGCGTCGATTCGACGCGCCGCAGCAGCTTGCCGCTGGCGGTGCCGGCCGCGGTGCCCCAGGCCGATTCGGCTTTGTAGCGCAGTTGCTTCGCCACGCCAGATGCGATTGCCATGATGCGGTCTCCTTACGTGATGGCCGTTTCCGGCGCGTTCGAGTAGGTGTAGTAGGTGCCAGTCCAGGTTGTAACCAGCCGACCGACGGTGCGCCCGGCATCGGCATCGCGTGTCACATCGACATCGACAAGCGTGAGCGGATGCACGAGCAGCCCACCACAGGATGAGGCCGCCTTGCTGGCGCCGATGGCAGCCTCGATCTCGGCGAGCATCGCCGATAGGGTGGACTCCAGATCATCGTCATCCTCCGCCAGCACTTCGACGCGCACCTGCAACGTGCGCTCCAGCCGGCGCGGCCATGCCAGGATCTCGGTAGTGGCCACGGACTCGGCGTCGGCATAAAGCAGCAGCGCGGGCAGTTGCGTGGTGGCCAGTGGCCAGTTTTCCGGCCGCGCCACATGCACGCGCCCCCCCGTGGTGGAAATCCGACCCAGAGTGTTGGCCAGCGCAGCGGTGATCTGGGCGCGGACGTGGGTCACAACAATCAGGCTTTCGCGGGCAGGGTGCGCAGCCGCAGCAGGTCGGCGCGCACCAGCACTTCGCCGCCCGGGCCGCTGGCCACGCAGCGCACGCGGTAGGTGTTGCCGGCCACGCCGGCGCGGATCAGCTGGGTAACCACCGCGCCGGCGATCGTGGGCGCACCGGTGGGCATGCTGCCGACCGAGGCATCGGTACCGGTGACGACCTCGACCGACACACTCGGCGTGGCGGCCGAGGCGATCTCGTCGGCGAAGTCGAAGCTCACGGGGACGGTTTCCAGCGGATCCTTGATCGGCAGCATCAGGCGCTCCTGCGCACGGTCCAGTCGCGCCTGGCGGGGCGCACGGTCCAGTCGCGCCTGGCGGGGCGCACGCGCCAGGAGCGGGCGGGACCGCGGATGGTCCAGGCGGCGATTTGACTCAGGCTTTCGCCGAAGAAGATCAGCGCGCCGGTGGCCGAGGCCTGCGCCCCCGCCGCGCCTGAAAGCGCGACGCTCATGGTCAGGTTGCCGGAGGCGATGGCCTCGGCCACAGCTGCGGCGCCGAGCGAGACGTTCACGGTCAGCACGCCACCTGCGAGCGCTTGCCCGGTTGCGGCACCGGCCAGAGACACTGGCGGCACGCCAGTGACCAGATCGCCGCTGGCGGCGGCCTGCGCCACCGCAGCGCCCGACAGGTTGAGGCTCATGCGCAGGTCGCCGGCGGCCAGCGCCGCGGCACTGGCGGCACCGACCAGCCCGGTAAGCATGTGCATGTCGCCGGCGGCGAGCGCTTGCGCCACGGCCGCGCCGGAGAGCGCCACCGGCGGCACGCCGGTGACCAGGTCGCCGCTGGCGGCGGCCGCGCCGGCGGCGGCACCGGCGAGTGCCTGCGTCACCGCGGCGGCAGCGCTGCCTGCGGCCTGTGCCGAGGCCGAGCCGACGAGCGCCTGCCCCACACCCAGCGCCGCAGTGGCGAGCGCCTGTGCAAGCGCGGCGCCGCTGATCTGCACCTGCACGGTGACGCTTCCTAATGCGCTCACCACGGCGGCGGCGGCCCCTGCCAATGGCATCGACACCGACAGCGCACCAGCGGCATTGGCCACGGAAAGCGCGGCGCCAGTTACGGCGACGGCAGTAGTGAGTGTGCCGGCGGCAGCGGCCTGACCCGAGGCGGCGCCGGCGAGGACGACGCCGGACGGCGCCGCCGACGGCACCCAGCGCCGCAGCGCGGCGCGGGGGGCGTAGTCGAACGGGCGGCGGAAGATCCCCGGCATGACTTACCCGCCGATTTCCTCGAAGGTGATCGACCCGCTCATGGTCACGGAATCAGCCGGCGCGGCCGGCAGTTCCAGGCACATGCGCGCGGAGGGGCTGATGATTGGGCGCGTCTCGGGGGTGAACACCTTGTCGAAGCCGACTCGGATATTCCAGTTCCAGACGTACTTGGTGACGATGGTTCCGGCGCTGGCCTGCGTGGTGTTGTTTGCCTCGACCGTGCCACCAAAAGCTGCATCGCCCAGGCTGACCGGGACGGGCGTCACCGCCGATCCGCCGCTGCCGCTGGTGGTGTGCCCGCTGGTCAGTTCGATGCGAAGCACCTCTTCCGCCGCATCCCCCACGTCGGTGTTCTGGCTCAGATGGATGTCGTGGAGCACGACGACCGAATCGGCCGGCGCGACGATCTCGACGAGATCCTGAATTGCCGTGACGGCCACGTTGTTGAAGACTGCGGTGTACATGCGTCCCATGTCGGTGTCCTCAAACGGTGAAGGCAGGCCATTGCGCGCCGACCTGGGCGCGCAAATCCGCGTCGGCGATGGTGGCGCCGTCAAGCGTGTGGGTGCCGGCGGCGATGGTGGCGCTGGTGAGCACGGCGATCGCCCAAGGCAGGAGCGGCTCGCGGCCGTCCAGCACCTTCTGAATCAGCGCGGACTCTGCGGTGGTCGGGCTGCCCGCGTGCGCGGCGAGCGCTTTCTCGGTCAGCATGTACTCGACGCGCTGCTGAAAATCGGAGGCGCGGGCAATCTTGACCAGATCGACGACGTTCATGGCATCCTCACAGGCTCAGGATCTTGTCTACCGCCGCATTGACCTGCGTTTCGATGGCGGTGTCGGTGGCCGCCACGATCTGGGCGATGGTGGCGGCGGCGTTGGCGGCGAGCACGTAGGTGATGATCAGCGAGGCGGCCTCGGCCGGGCTCGCCAGCGCGGACTTGGCCCAAGCAAGTTGCGCCGCCGTCGGGCTCGCCAGGTTGCCGATGGCGACGGCCTTCTTAGCGATCGCCACGCGGATTTTCTTGACGAGCACTGCGTGGTCGGTGCTTGCCGCGAAGTCGGCCAGTTCTATCAAGGTTGCCATCGGATCACCTCACGAGTAGAGATTGCATTGGGCTGCGCGCAGGGACGACTAAGGAGGCCGCGGCGGCTGAAAGATTGCCGGCCTGGAAATCATTAACCGCGATTGTACTTGATGAGTGCCATCCGTATATCCCGCCGGATCCCGCGGAAAACGTCGAATCTGATGCGGTAAGCCGGGATGATCCATTGACATACAATGTCAAAGCGGTCCCGCTAATTTCCAGCCGCAATGTGTCTCCGGCAGAAACTCCGAATGTGGTGCTGGCGAGGTTAGTGTTAGACCCACCGGAGCGCCGAGAGATACGGATTGCACCCGTATCTTGATCATAAGCCGCGTGATACCCGCCCGAGGCTGAGTACCGCACCGCCGGGCCAGCCCCGACATAAGTGCCACCGATCGTCGAAACCACGCATTGCGCGTACTGATCGTTTGCAAACGAGTCGGCTGACCAGTAATTGACGCCCTCGTCATTAGCGGACGCCAACTGCGCCGTGTTGGATACGACGGTAAATCCGGCGCTGGACGCCCATCCTAGCGTCCAGTTTGATCCGAGCGCACCGTTTGCGCGGTCGAAGCTATCGGTTGCCGGCAGGGCCATGTCAGCGGCGGACCATCTGACTAGGGGACAAGCCGCGGCGGCCCGCTCGCGCCCAGAGAGCCGGGTCGCGTGAAGGCAAAAGGGGGGGACGGCGCAGACTCCGCGCCCCAGAGGCTCGCCTGCGTGCGCGCGGTGACGGTGTAGCTGCCCGCTGCCAGCGCCGTCAGGTCCCATCGGCAGATGCGCCCGGCCGTGCCGTCTGCCAATTGGCCGACGATCGGCGACACCTTGGGCGCGATCGCTGCGGGCAGACCCTGCACGGTGCAGGAGTCGATGGCGGCATCGGCCGGCACGTCGGCGACCAGGAACGGCGCGGCCTGCGCAGCGGCGGACGCGAGCAGCGCCAGGACGGTCAGCAGGGCGCGCATGATCAGTTATCCACCTGGACCGACAACGCGCCGGCCGCGAAGCTCGCCGTGGCGCCGTTGGTCACGGCGCGGGCCGTGGTCAGCGCCGCGCAGACCAGCATGTTGCCGCTGCTGGAGGCGTCGTAGATCGCCCAGTAGCCGATGGTCGCGGCCGAGTTCCAGTCTGCCGTGGCGGTCGGGAAGGTGACGGTGTTGAGGTTGTAGCTGGTGCCGCCGGTGCCGGTGCTGGAGGTGGTGCCGGAGGAGCTGTTGGTGTTGGACCAGGCATTGCTCAGGCTCGGCGCGCCGGAGCCGGGCACGCGCACCCGGGCATAGCTGCCGGTGGCGCCCAGTTCGGTGAAGGCCGAGTCGGAACAGGCCGTGCCCAGCGCCAGGTACAGCTCGGGCGCGGTGCCCCAGGTGGCGGTTTGCGCGCCGATCACCAGCGTCTGGCCGCGCAGGAGGAAGTCGACCAGCTTGTTCTCGAAGGTGTCGGAGAACGCGGTGGCGTGGGCGAGAGGCGCCAGCAGGGCGAGGAGCAGCGCGGCGGCGAGGTGGCGGAAGCGATTGAGCATGGCTACGGTCTCCTTACAGTTGAGTCAATGCGGCTTCGGCGATAAGGCCGTCGCCGAGGCGGCGCACGCTGCGCAGGCGCCAGGTGGCGCCGTCGATGACGAGCACCTCGTCATCCCAGCGATCGGCCAGGCCGGGCAGCGCGGCGGTTGGGTAATGGATGCGCCAGTCGCGCGAGAGCACCTCGCCGGAGAGCACGTCGATGTCCGGCGCGTGCCGGATGGCCGGCGTGCTGTAGGGCCCGCCGCCGCCGGCCGGGGTCCAGGTGACGGTGACGTCGGCCAGCGCTTCGATCAGGCTGGCGGCGTCGGCGGCGAGGGTGGCGGGGTCAAGCATGGGCGGCCTCGCGGGCTTCAAGCCCCAAGCGCTCAAACAGGAAGGCGGCGACGGTGTCGGCGGTGACGGTGGACTGGCAGGCGGCCGCGCCGGTGGCCGGGTCCTGGGCGCAGAACTGGAAATTGCCGTGGATGCGGTGGCAGGGGTGGCAGGCCACGCCCTGCGGCTCGATCGCGGCGCAGTTGGTCCAGTCGCGGGTCAGGTTCTCGTTGCTGCTGTGGCTCAAGGTGATCAGCTTGAGCATCGGCTCGAAGGCGACCGCGTTGGCGATCAGGCTTTCGGTGGCCACCACGGCGTCAGCGCGCAGGGCGAAGGCGCAGGCGTAGCGCACGGGCCATTCCATGCCGACAACGCTGCCCCAGGGCTCGACGCCGGTCACGCCGGGGTCGCGCACGTCGCCGATCACCACGGAATAGACGCCACGCTCGGCAAGCAGCTCCATGAGTCGCTGGGCGTGGGGCCAGTACTTGACCACGCCGCTGCCGGCCGGGGCGATCACAACCAGCGGGCCGGCGAGCTTTTCGCGCATGAGCCGCGCCCATTCCTCTTCGACCGGCGACGGATAAAAGCGCTGCATTTTCGGCGCGGCGGGCACGTCGCAGTACAGATGCACCTGGTCCAGGTAGTTGCGATTGGCGAGCTGGTGGCGCAGCTTCGGATGGTGCCAGTAGCCGTCGTCGGAGTCGTGAAACAGCAGGGTCTTTTCGACGCTGCCGATGAGGTTGTGAAAGCGCTCGTACTTGACCGCCTCGTGGCACCAGTAGGCGCGCATGTCCTCTTCGGTCATGGCGTTGTTGGGCAGCGAGACGACCCGGTCGATGTGGGGATCGTGCGAGAGCATGGCCGCGCCGGTGTGCGCGGTATAGACGGTGACGTGGTAGCCGGCCTGCTTGAGGTGCCAGGCCGGAGAACTTGCCCACAAGGCATCGCCGTGGCCGCCGACGCGCACGATGGCGGCGCGATGCTCCGGCAGCGGCACGGTCCAGGGATGGCGCTGGCCGTGTCCGGCGGATTGCTTGCGATAGACCTGCAGGAAGGAGTATTCGCGGCCGGCGTCGCGCTCCTCATTGACGACAAGCGACCAATCCGGGGCAGTGACTTCCATCGCGGCGATGATGTCGCCCGGTACGAAGTCATGCACGTGATCGGGGTTCGCGCCGGGCTGGCCGATGCGCGGGTACAGATCGGCGTGCGGCAGGTAGAGCACCAGGTAGCCGCCCGGCTCGATCACTCGCCACCATTCCTTGAGCGCCGCCAGGTGGTCCGGGATGTGCTCCAGGGTGTGCGAGCTGAACACGCACTGCATGGATCCGTCGGCGAACATGCGCAGGCGCGCCACATCGGGCAGAACCATGTCCGGCTTCATCTTGATGCCGAACAGGTTGGAATCTTTCTGCGAGTCGATGCCGATCAGGTGCGGCCAGACCTTGTCCGGACCGCAGCCCAGGTCCAGGCCGGAATGCAGGTAGGGCAGGACGTCGAAGCGGCACTTCGCCGCCTCGTTGCCCTGTGGATCGTCGATTCTCCAGACCATCAGCGCGCCTCCGCGTGCTGCCCCCGAATGATGATTCGCATGGCAGGCGGGCGGAGGCAGTCCGCTTTTCGGGTCGCGTCCCTAGCCATGCGAAACCTCGTGCCGTGGCGCTACGATCAGCCGGTGATCAGGTCGTCGACCTTGGCGAAGCAGCCGGGCTGCCGCACGCCGGAGTCGGCGAACTGGTTGAGTACGATCTTTACCTGGCCGGTGTCGGCTTTGGTGAGTTGATCGACGATGACGTCCGGCGCACCGAAGAAGGCGATAACCTCCTGGCTCCAGTCGGTTGAGAAAATGGCGGACGAGCAGACCGTGGTCGAGGTGCCCTTGGTCAGGTTGCTCGGCAGGTTGTTGGTCATCTCGACTCTGGCGCCGTTCAGGGGAGCCTCCGAAGTGAAGCGGCTCCAGATCATGTCGAGGCTGGTTCCGAGCTGCGTTTGCTTTAGCTTGCCCTTCGTCTTGGAATTGACCAGATAGCCGTTCCTCGACGTAAGTACGGCATTGGCATTGCCGGCAGCCGTTTCGAGGTCAACGATGTGCGACCAGGCGGGCGCCGCGCCATTTGTACCGCCTACCACGGTGCCGATGCCGCTGGTATTGCGAATGCCGGCATGCTGCGGGGCTGTGCCGTTGCCGTTAAGCGCCAGGTATTCGATCTGCACCGCGGTGCTGAATAGCAGGTCGTTTCGGATCATAGATTCGACATCCATCACGCCCTGGATGATGGCCTGCTTGGAGACCTCGACGAAAGCGCCGACGCGCTTAGGCGTCAGGCTCAGTGCGGCGGTGGTGGGAGCGGTCTCGGACGCCGAGCCGATTTCCGTCAGGGTGCCGATGGTCGATGCGGTCGCCTTGCGCGGGATGCTAATCGAATCGCGCAGGCCCGTCAGAACTGTTGCGCCGAGATTCGGCATGACCAGCGCATTGCGCATCACGTCGTTCCAGAGGTCCGCCCGAACGGTGGTCTGCACCAGGTTTCCAGCCTCGGTCGTGGTGCCGACGTTGAAATCGCGCGAAAGCAAGACATCCATCGGTAGGAAAAATCCATCCGGAGAGCGGCCGAACAGGCGAGCGCTTTCTTCGGAGCACTCGCGCTCGAACCCGGCTTTTGACCAGTCGCGGTCTGCGGCGGCAAGAATGGCCCGGAAGAACGAATAGCGCTGCACTTCCTTTTTCGACATCCCGATAATCATCGGGTTGGCGTTGGCCTGCGCGGCCTCCATCTTGGCCAGGATCAGGTCCTTGAACTGCTCGACGCTGCGGCCCTGCCGGATGGCGTCGGCGATGTCGCGCTGGCCGACGTACTTGGCATAGGTTTCGCCCAGGTCCAGGATGCCCTTGACGCGGTCGGCATCGGACATCTGGGGCGCCATAGCGCGGACTTCGGCGTTTGCGCCCGCCGGGGCGGCTTGTTGCTGGTCCATGGAATGGACTCCTTTCGCAGTGGCGGCGGGCAGTGCCGCCGGTTGAAAATACTGGCGCCCGACGCCGACGGTGGCGTCGGCCGGGACGCTGACGATGGACGCCTCCAACGGCGTCCAGCGGGTGACACGGTAGGTGTCGGCGCCGTCGGATTCGGCTTTTTCCAGCTTCATCTCATCGACCCGGTAGCCGATCGACATCTCGCGGTGGCCTTCGCGCACCTTCTGCGCCACCCGCTGCGACTCGTCGTCTGAGAAGAAACGCAGGTCGGCTTTCAGGCGCTTGGCCTCGACGCGGACGTTCTCCGCCCGGCCGATCAGGGTGTCGGCCGAGTAGCCGTCGTGGCCGAACAGCAGCGGCAGGCCCTCGGCGGCGCGCGCCAGGTCGATGGCGCCCTTGCCGTGGTCCAGGATCTCGTAGCCGAACCAGCGCAGGTACGGGTCTTCGGAGCTGAGCGAGGCGGTAAAGCGCTCCGGCTCGTCGCCCTCGGCGGCGCGGTGCTCCAGCGTGATGCCGCGCAGCAGGTTGTCTCCGGGTTGCGGGGCGCGTCGTTGGTCCATGCTCAGGCTCCTGATACGGCGCGCAGGGCGCGCTCGGGCTTGTCTTCGGTCTTGTCCTCGGCGTCGTCTTCGGCGGCGTCTTCCTCGGGCTCGGCGGGTGGCGCGACGGCGGCCGGCATCAGCGGGCCGAACTGCGATTCTTCCGCGGCGATCTCGTCGAATACCTCGTCGGGGTCTTCGCCGCGCTCCAGGATCAGCCGGCGGCGGCTGGTGAGCTTGAGCTGCAGGTTCTTCTCGGCGGCGGCGGCTTCCTTCACCGGGTCGATACCGGCCCAGCGGCGCGGCTGCCAGGTGGCGGCGGCGAGGTACTGCGGCAGGCGGGCGGCATCGAGCACGCGAAGCTCGTCGAGTTTGAACAGCGCCTTTTCCAGCCAGGCGGTGAACACCTCGGCATGCAGCGCGGCGGTAAGCCAGCCCTGCGCCCACTTGTAGAACTCGCGCTCTTCGAGGATGCCGACCCGGGCGGAGGAGTAATTCACGCTTTCCAGATCGTTGCCCAGGCTCACGTAGCTCACGCCGAGGCCCGAGGCGGCCCCGCGCAGGGTGGCCTTGACGTACTCGCCGTGGCCGACGTGGGGGAAGTCGGACTCGAACGGGCGGAAGTCGTAGCCGTCCGGCAGCGTGTCGTAGGTGCCCGGCGCCGTGGTCGAGTACTTCTCGGCGACCGACTTGAGCTTGGCCACCTCGTCGGCCGTGAGCACCCGCCCGGCGGCCTTGGCCTGCTCGAGCACGGCGGAGACTATGGTGTCGCCCATGCCGGGCGGCGCCTCGCCGTTGGGGCTGACGAAGAAGCCGATGCGCTTGGCGGCGTTGCTGCTCGCCACCATGGCGGCCTTCTCGAAATCGCGCACCAGCCACAGGCGCTGCGCGGCGGTGGCCGTCCAGGGGATGCCGCGCACCTGGCCGGGTTCTTCGGCGACGAAGCGATGGATGATCTCGGCGGCCGGCACGCGCACGTGATCGAACGCGGTCGTCGTCTGGTAAGCCGGGCGCGCGCCGTTGCGGATGTGGTAGGCGATCGGCGCGCCGTACTCGTCGACCTCGACGCCCATCACGATGCGCCGGCCGCCTGCTACGGTGAGATTGAGCCCGACGTCGAGCAGCGTCGGATCGATCACCTGGAGCTGGAAGCCGTGCGGCCCGCGCGGCAGCTTGCGGATCAGGAATTCTCCGTCGCGCGCCAGGCATTCCAGGCACAGGCGCTCGACGTCCGCCCATTCCAGGTTGCCGGAGACTTCGCAGGCGGCCCGGGTGCCGAAGGCGCGCCAGGCGGCCTCGATGCGATCATTGACCGGCTGGTTGGGACGGCCGTCGCGCAGGCTCATGCGCATCTGCAGGCGCAGGCCGATCGGCCCGAGCACGTTGCTCACCAGGAGCTGGCGGTAGCGGCGGACGTAGTCGTTGTTGCGCCACAGGCCGCGGGATCGCGCCACGGCGATGGGCAGCGAAGCCCCGGCATCCTCGTTGAGCGTGAGCGACTCGGAGCCCCATCCGGCCGTCCAGGCGGGCGTCTGGGCGATTTCCATCAGGCGCGCCAGTTCGGCGGCGGCCTGCTTGTGCGCGCGGCTGCGGCGCAGGTTGGCGAACCAGCCCATCACTGCACGCCCCGGTACATCACCCGGCCCGGAGGCGAGGCTTCCTGGCCGGCGCCGATGGCGGCGTAATAGCGCTCGGTGGAGACTTGCTGCTCGAGATAGCGCACGCGGGTGAGCAACTTACCCGAATCTTCATAGGTGACTTGCCTGTCGCCGACCGAGTAGCTCAACACGCCGCGACTGAAAGCTGTGCGCGCTGCGGCCAGTTCGATCTCGTTCGGCGTGCGCGGGTCGAAGGCGGCGGCGGTGCGCAGGTTCGGCAGGACGGCCAGCGCCGCCTGATAGACCGTCTGTGACTCGGCTCCCTTGGTGACGTGACCGGCCAGCGTGCAGTTGCCGGCGGCGATCGCCGCCGAGGCGGTGGCGGAAAGCGTGGCGGTGTAGGTGATGCCGCTGCCGGTGGTCGAGATATCGACCGCCGCGCCGCTGGCCGGGATCAGCCGGTAAGCGAGCGCCCAGCCGGCCGATGGGGCGAAGTCGGGAAGCTCACGCGTCCAGATGACGGTATCGCCGGCGCGGATGGAGGAGGGTTCGGCCATGAGCACGAATCATGGGGAACCTTTTTTGCCGATCCTAGCCGCGATCGGCAGAAGTGTTCCGGAAGATTAAATTGCAATTTTCAGATTCATAAACGGTGTCCGTGGTCCGACGATACCTAGATCAAGGGACACTCCGTCCAACTCATCGAATTCCGCATCGGTGATGCGCTGCAGAATAGAGGAACAAAGCGAATCAACTAAGCGCTCAAACTGCGCCGCATCTTTTTGTGACAAAAACGCTTTCGCTTGTGCCAAATTCATTTGCGCGAACCTTCTGTGTTTTCTCGCCGACATAATTCATCTCCCCCTCACAACCATCCTTGCCGTCCGCTCCGCCGTGCCCTGCTCGATCAGCGTGCGAATGCGGGTGATCTCCTGCGCGCGTTGCTTCGGATCGAACTTCGGCACCGTGACCCGCACGCCGCCGAACTCGTGCAGGAAGCGGGCGCGAATCTCGTCCGCGCTCGCCCGCCCAGTCTCGGCCTCGAACACGGCCTGTTGCAGCCAGTCCAGCAGTTCGCTCACGGCCCTCTTCCTCATGCGCGCGGCGTCAGCATCAGGTAGCCGGTATCCTTGAACGAGCTGCGCGCCTCGTGGGTGGCGGCGAACATCTGCCGTATCCACGAGGCGCCGCCCTCCGGCGCGGGCGGGAAGCCCTCCGGCAGCGGGCCGGCCTCGTAGTCGCCGGGCTCGATCAGGCGCAGATCGTCGATCAGGATCACGTCGCGGCCCGGGCGGCGGCTGAGGATCTCCAGCTCCTGGCGCAGCGGCAGGCGGATCTCGTCGGGGATGTCGCCGGCCTGGTAGCCCCGCAGGCCGAAGTCTGCGCCGGGGAAGTGCGCGTCCAGCCAGACGAGCGCGGGCGGCAGTTCCGGGCGCATGACCATGCGCAGGAAGGCGGCGGAGTCGGCGCGCACGATCACGGCGCGCGGCTCGGCGGCGAAGCGGGCAATAGCGCCGACGGCCAGGATCGGCTCGATCTCGCAGGAGTACAGCGCGTCGAAGCCGAAGCCGGCAGCCCAGTCCAGCGAGTCGCCCCCGCCGGTGCCGGTCTCGACGAACACCTTGATCCGGTGCCGCTCGATCAGCGGCGCCAGGTCGAAGCGGCGCAGCAGCCCCATCCTCAGCCCCCCAGCCGCGCGCGGGCGGCGGCGATCATTTCGTCGACGGAAACGTGCCGGGCGGGCGGCGGAGGCACAGGCATGGCGGCCCATGGCGTCGACGCGGGCTCGCCCACTCCCTCCGGCTCGATCAGGCTGCGCTGGCGTACCGCGGCCTCCTTGATGTCCCACCAGGCCGGCTTGCGGGTGTTCAGGCCGAGCGCACGGCACAGCCACACGGCATAGACGGTGCAGTCGAGCGCCTCGTTGCGGCGGTCGGTGCGCTGCTTCCACTCGCGTTTGCGCGGGTTGATGCGCGACGGGATCTTGATTTCGCCGAGGATCTGCTTGTAGAAGTCGTTGCGCACGCCCTTGTACCAGTGCATCCGCCCCGGGCCGTCGCCCTGGAGGCGCACGCGGCCGGTTTCGGTGGCGTAGCCGAGTACGAGGTCCTTGGCCTTGGCGGTGCCGACGAGGTTGACCTCGACGCCGAACTTGGCGGCCTTGGTGGCACGATAGTTCGGGTCGATTTTGCGCGGCGGACTCCAGATTTCGACGCGGCCGATGGCGTCGGCCGCGCCCTTGACGGCGAACACGCGCCGGCCGCGGTGCTTGCGTACGAAGCCGTAGGCGGCGTCCGAGGTCTGGCCGTCGGAGCAGTCGATGGCGCAGGCCTCGATCTGCAGCCGCGCGCCGCTGGCATGCGTGACGCGCCGCTCGAGCAGCTCTTCCAGTTCGAGCCAGGCGCCGGCGCCGGCCACCATCGTCTGGCCGTACAGCTCGCCCCAGTAGGCGAGCCACATTTCCTCGCCGCGGCCGACGACCCAGCAGGTTGCCGCCAGGCGGTCATGCTGCACATCGACCGTGAGCAAGGCGATCAGCCCGCCGGCCGGGCAGGTCCATTCGTCGTAGGCTTCGGCGCGCTCTTCGAGCTCGTCTTCCTCCGGCAGTTCGCCCTTGTATTCCCACGGCAGGCCGAGCGTGGAGTTCCAGAAGGCGATCATGTCGCCGGGGTCGCCCTGGTCCATCTTGTGCTGCGCTTCGAGGAACTTGCGGGCGAGCACCGGGACGCGCGACTCGTCGAAGCTCGAGTACAGCTCGTTGGTGTAGAAGCCCACCGCGCCGGCACCCGGCGAACTGGCGATCCACTGGGCGCGGTGCAGCGCGGCCACACGCTGCTCGTCGCTCCACACGCTGCCGCAGTGCGGACAGGTGTAGTAGGCGTCCTGCCAGCGGCAGCGGCCATAGACTTCGTGGGCAGCGCCGTCGGCGCTCTCCGGAATGGTGACGTTGCCCCAGTCGAGTACGTGCGCCTCGCCACAGTGCGGGCAGGGCACCCAGCTGCGGCGCTGGTCGGTGACCATCATCTCGGCTTCGATGGCGCTGGCGCCCTTGGCCGTGGGGGTGCCGCCGACCAGGATGAGGTGGTCTGGGTAGGTCTTGGCGCGCTCTTTGGCGAGCTTGATCGAGCCGCCCTGCCCTTTGACGTCGCCCGATACGTCGTCCGGCTCTTCAATGATCACCACGCGTGCGGAGGTGGATTTGACGTCGCTCGGGCTGTTGCCGCCGACCAGCTTGGCCAGGCCGCCCGGAAAGCGCTTGCGCGTCTGGCTGTTGCCCAGAGCCCGGCTTTTCAGGATGACCAGCGGTGAGAGCACCGGCGTGGCGCGGATCATCGGGTCGAGCTTCTCGGCGGCGAAATCCTTGGCGGCTTGCAGGCGCGGGAACACGGCCACCTGGACGCTGGGCTTGTGGTGGATGTGGTAGCCCATGACGTTGCAGACCACGCCGACGGTGTAGCCGATCTGCGCGGACTTCTGGACCACGACGGTGCGCACCGCCGGGTCGGAACAGGCGTCCAGGATGCCGCGCAGCACCGGCGTGAGCTTGAGCGAGTACGGGCCTGGGATGGCAGACTCTTCCGGCGAGAGGCGGCGGTGCTTCTCCGCCCATTGTGCGATCGACAGCGGCTCGGGCGGCGCGGCATGGGCGAAGGCGCGCGCGATCAGGGCCGCCAGGGCCTCATCCGCCGCCGCGGTGTCGAACGCCGGCAGCCATTCACGCGGCGCGTTCATCGTCGCCATCCTGCCCATCGACCACGTCGGCAAGGTCGTCAACGACAGCCTGGTCTTCGGGCCGCCAGTGTGACAGCAGGCGCAGAAACTCCTCGTGCGCCTCGCGCAGCAGCTCTATGCGGCGGCCCTTGTCCGCGCCTTCCATCTGCGCGGCCAGGTGCGGGCCGGCGCGCAGCAGGTTCTCCCTCGCCGAGACGATCGCCGCGCGCAGGGCGGGCTCGAGCTTCGTGGCCTCGATCAGCAACCCGCGCCGCTCAGCCAGCCGCATCTCCACTTCTTCGGCCTGCAGCCGCAGCAGGCGATCCTTCGGCGTCTCCGGCAGTTCCGAGGCTTTGCGCGCGACGTACCACCTGATCACGTCGCTCGACTCGAACTGGTAGGCGTCGAACTGCGTGCCCTGGTAAGCGACAGGAAGCCCAGCATCGACCCAGTCGCAGACCGTCTGGTAATGCACGCCGACCATGTCGGCCACTGCGCTGATACCGGTCAGGCGCACCTATTGATCCCCATAGCAGCCCACAGAACTAGCGAAATGAGGGGGTTTGCATTACC